AATAAAACAAATCATAGCTTTTGAACAACGAAATAATGGAATTAGAAAATGTTGCGGATGGCATTAGCGCTTTGTCTACTGCAATGCGCCTTGCTAGCGGTGAGCTGGCTGACGCATTTAGGGACTGCGCTTCAGATATCATTGCCATCAATTCCTGTAGAACACATCGAAGACTTGCGGCAGGTCTTCGACGTTCTATTGACAGTCTTAGCATCATCATTGTCGTGGCTGCTGTTGTGGCGTTCCTGCTTGCAATTGACTCTGTGTCTCCGGCTGATTATGGTAGCGCTGGCCTCCCATGGGTACTCGTGGCGCTTCGCGTCTCTATGCCCTGGCTCGTTGTGTACGGCATCATACTCGTTGCATTGCAGCTTGCTAAGGTGGCTATTGAGGGATATGAAGTTGCACAGTCTAATACTGAGCATCGTCTATCGCTTGCTGTTCTCGGTAAAGTTGCTTTACGGGTATTGGAAAAGGCTGTACCACACCGCCGTATTGTTGCCGATATGCGTGGTATTTATGAGTCTAGCGTTACTATTCTGGCGACTCTTGCGCCTGTTATATCTGTGTTGTGGCCCCGTTCCCCGCTTACTGGTGTCATTCAGTCGGTTCGCTCTTTGGATGCCATACGCGAGCGCGCCTTTGTTCGTATCCGTAGCTGGTTACCTGTCTCTTGGTCTGACCGCACAGTTGCTGCTATCACGTGGGGAGTACTATCAGCGTTTGTGGCCTTGCCCGCAGGCTTTGCCTTATGGAGGTCGGTTCGTACGAAGCCAAGAAAGATGGCTGTCGTTCCTAAGAAACGTCAAGAGTTTTCTGCTGACATTCCGGATGGTGAACCAATTAGTCCTGCTGACATGTCTGCAGTTCGGGCTTTTCCCGCTTCTCCACGGTACCGCGGCTCTGAACTTGTGCGCGCTAGTGTATGTCTTGTTCGAACTAGCTCCTACGCCGGAACTGCCTTTAGAGTGGCGAATAATTTGGTCACCGCTGGCCACTGCTTAACCACTCATGATGGCAAGCAAGGTGTATGGGTATATGATCCCGTTGAAAAGGTCCATTGTTGGGCGCCCATTGAGGCGAAGTTTAGAAAGAGGCATGGAGATGGTGTCGCTATATGCTCGCTACCCAATAGCCCTTACTTTCTTTCGCTGAAGTCGGCTCCAATTGCTACGATTCGGGCTGGGCGGCATTTCATCGCTACCTATACGCTTGAGTCCTACCAGAATGGGCCAGCTCAATGGTCGATATCATTCGGTTCTGCTAACGTTACACAGGGCGTCGATATGTTTGAAATGGACTCGACAGTCCTTCCCGGTAGTTCCGGTGGTCCTGTCATTAATACCGATGGAACCATCGTTGGGGTTACATTCGCTGAGTCTCAAACTGCGAACTATGCCTTTAAGCTTTCCAAAGATATTGTAGATTTTTTAACCAAAGCTGGGGGTGCCAAGTCAGAGAAATCGACGGGTGCTCCTACAACCGAAAGCTTGGATACCGAGTCTATACTGACAGACGAATCAGAGGAATCGTCCGAGGAATGCGAGGAGACGCCCCCGATGAGTGGCGCTGGACAGACACCACCGAAGAAAAGGAAACCCAAGAAATCAGAGGGTACTCCTGGGAGTACTGGACCCGGTGTGGGAGGAACCCGCAGGCCCAAGAAGAAGGGCAAAGAACATCCATCCCCTCCCGAGACACACGAGGATCTTTATCCGGAGAGGGCGTAGAAGCTCCGGATGGTGTAGCTTTATCTATAGCTAGTGAATGGGTTATTAGGTTATTACGCCCTGTCATAGGTGATCAACATCGTATGGTGTCCCTTCAGGATGCCAAAATAGAAAGGAGCTCTGGAGTTGGCCTCCCCTACAAGTGGTCGGGGTTTTCGAGTAAGGGCCAATGGTTGGATAGTCCGTGTTCTAAGGTATTGTCCACATGCGTTGAAGACTTTTCCCAGCCCTATAGCTTAATGTGGGATTGTTTCCCTAAAGTAGAAATACTGAGTAGGGAAAAGGCCGATCGTAAGACTCGTCTGATCTCGGCCGCACCCATTGAGCATTATATCGTGGGTGCCATGTTATATACTATGCAGAATGATGCGCTTTATACGAATCCATTGAAAGGTAAGAGTGCGGTTGGGCTATGCCCCGCATATAGAGGCTGGGAGAAGCTGGCATCTTTGCTCGGTGATAGTATCGAGAATTCTGATGCTACTGGCTTCGATCAGTCCCTTAGTCCCGCTCTCCTTTACCGTGTATATGAGATACGTGAGAGGCTTAGCCGGTTTGGCGAGGCCGAAAGGCGCTTACATTGGTGGTATTTCATGCACCTCATTCATAGGAGGTGCTTTACGTCTAACGGGAAGGTTTTCGACGTATACGGAGGCAATGGCTCAGGTCAGTATAACACTACAGCTGACAATACATTAGCGCATATTTTGGCCCTAGCGTACGCCGCTGTCCGGTCGGGTATGTCGTATGTTGCATGGAAAGAACTACCTCAGTTTGTCTATGGTGATGACTACATTGGAACTGCTGTACCTGAAAAGTACTGGCATGCTTTCTCTGAGTTGGGGATACGCTTAAAGCGACCCCCTCCCACTGATATATTTGGGGTGGACTTTCTATCGCACAAGTTTATTATGACACCGTGGGGCATCACGGGCGTTTTGGGCCACAATAAGTCGCTACTAAGCGCATACACATCTGAGTCTAAGAAATGGAAAGAGTATCGTTTACATAAATTGTATAGCTTGTGGCTTGGGCATTATTTTCATGGTGATGGTTTAGTTTATAAGGCATGTTTAGAGGAGCTCGGTTACGAAGTCCGCGATATTGACGCCATATCGTACTGGTTTGGATTGGTTGGAGGGTTTAAAAGTCAATATGGAAAAAGTTATCGCTGACGTCGTCGCTATGCTCCAGACAGCATTATCTAAGAGTGATTGTAATCCTACTAATAATAACACTGAGAAGCGTAAGAAGAAGAAGAAGCGTAAGAAGAATAAGAATAAACAGACCGTAAGGCTAATGCCAGGTGTAGTTTCAGCTCCTTCCGCCGGATACGCAGGCATGTCCAAGATTCCCAATTTTATTTCTAACTCGTCGGTCGGTCCATTGCCCGACTATTCTGTCGGCTGGCTCGAAAGACACCTCGATCCATGCGGTGAGTACCGTACCACACTTGACTGGGGTAAGGTACCTGATGGCACTATTCCTCAGTCGGTGTCAGGGCAATTCCGTGAGGTATTTACCCTGAGGTACCCAGGTGCGAACCCCATGGTCGCTCCCCTCGACGGACAGATGTGGAGCCTTTACGGGCTCCATCTCAATTCTTGGCGGCATGCATTTTTCTTTGTAGCCGATATGGAACGTTCCGAAGTGGGTGATGAGGCAGTTAGAGTCGCTCGGAATCAGTTTAATAACACGCAAGACCTTTCTGACGCGGAGTACCCTAATTGGGTTACTACTAACATGAGCGGAGTATATTGGACAGTTATAGCCTGGTCTGCGTTTCGTAATGTCCCACCGCCCTCAGCAGTGGGAGTCAGTCCATTTATTGAGCAGTTCCGCATTACGGGTGAAGGGTTTTCTATGGCGCATAATACACCGTCTTTGATTAATCAAGGCGTTATAGTGTGTGCTCAGTTTAATCCTAATTCCGATTTGCGTACTGTTGTTTTAGATTCAGAGGATGATGTTACCACAGCCGGTTATTCGGTTCAAACTGGCATTCGAGTGAACAATCAGGTTTCAATAAATTATACTCTACCCGGTCTGGGGCCATACCCCTGGTCAGGTAGTGTAGTGCTAACGGTTAATGCTGGGACTAGCAATAGTTCTGTGTTGCCTGGTACCATCTCAGGACCTTATAGTTCTGGTGGCAGTACGTTGTATTCTGCTGGCGACAGCCTTCGGTTCCAAGTTGTGGAGCTTGATAGCGGATCATACTCGTTCGCCCTCCAGGTAAGTAGCGATGGTACAACATGGACTAACGCTCTTAATTTCGGCAATGTTGGCGCGTTTACTAATACTAGAATTTTCTCGAATACAGGCTCTCTGGCAATAGCCGAATCCCATAACCGAGTGGTTAATGTTGTTACTCTGCCCCCTGTAACTCAAGAGGATTTGATTCAGCAGACACCTAAGACCGTGCAGTATTTGCTCAAGGATGAGCAAGGGATCTATGTGCCTAAGAGGATTTGGCAGCCAGTCTTTAACATGACGAAAGCGTCTAGTTATGCTCCGCTGCGGTTCCTCGGCCTTGATACCTCTCTGAACGAGCTTAATACAGCTGTAGGTACATTTAGTGATACGCTGGACACTAATTTCGGAATATCTGTGATAAATATAACCAGCTTGCCGCTTGCTGCGGCGCCTTATTTTAAAGTAATACGATCGTGGGAAGCCATTCCATCTCAGGGTAGTCCTTGGGGGCCTTTTACCACCACAACTAGTCCAAAGGATGATATAGCAATAGTGGTGGCTAAGACCGTCTCGGACCTTGATCCCTTTGCTTACCCCTATGATTATAACGGCTTAGGCCTATTATTCTCAAAGGTTGTTGGTATTGTTTCTAAGATCCCACGTATGTTGCGAACTGCGGCTAACGTTTCTGATGCGGTAGCCCAATGTTGTACGAACGTCCAGGCCGCGGTCTCGAGAGCTGACGCCTCGAACAGTGTGCGCCGCGTTGGTATGCGAAGAGCTATCCTACAATGAGCGCTGGCAGCGTCATCTAGCTTCTAGTTAATTTAAATAAGGCTATGGGGAATTGTAACTGCGCTTGTCCACTTATTTTTGGCTTCTTTGACAGAGAGGATTTTCTTCATATTTTCGGTCTAATTGTTTTCATTCTTGTTTCACACTATATCGCTTATCTAGTAGGTTATAAGCGGGCACATGTGCGATTTGTGCGATACGGACCTCCTAAACCTGTTCGGATTCCGCTTGGTGAATCAGGAGTATAGGTGTTTTGCGTGTGGTGTACCACTCATCACGCCCTTTATACATCGTACTGGCTGTTGGTGGATTCGTGAAGTAGCTACGCTTTTCGGCATCGACTATGGATCATCGTGAGTACTATTGTCTTAAGTGCAACTGGCGTTACTTTGGTAGCGGCCCGTGGCGCATGGACTGTGGTAATAATCCTAGTCACCCCACCGGAGTTATACACGGGGGTTATAAGTGTAGCACGTGTGGTTCGTATAACACGATGCAGCAACCTGGGCTTTGTCCTAGGTGTGCCCGCAATAAGATTAATTTAATTAAGAAAACTAAGTAGGCTATTTGATTTTGTTTTATGGCTATGGCGCGAGCCTATCGCGCCTTTACTATTAGAGTAGTTTATGGCTATGGTGCGAGCCTATCGCACCCTTTACTATTAGTGTAGTGGCTATAGTGCGAGCCTATCGCACAGGCTATCCTGCGGGCCTATCGCAGGAGACCGGCTAGCACTCAGGTGTCCATGTGCGAGATGGGGCACGCCGTGTCCGGGTTTGGCTTTTGCCCGTTGATGCCGCGTAGGGGTCGAGGTATGCCACCTCCTTCGCCATTCGCCCATATTTACCTGGGAATAACCGCGCTCACCCGACGGTTTGCCTTGCTAGGGTGCACTTTACGGTGTCGTGTCTGAC